TTTACGGACCTCGGTATCTATCTCTCTCCCCCGGAGAAAATTTTCTAGTTCTCCCTCGCTATCCCTACGCTATCGGATATAGCCCCCACCCACCCCCATTCCCGTAAGCTTTACGGACCTCGGTATCTATCTCTCTCCCCCGGAGAAAATTTTCTAGTTCTCCCTCGCTTTGACGCTTACTACATTCCCCGAGAGCGAATAAACATATGTAAGTCTTTTGTAAGTTGAATCCCCTGCGCATATGCGCTTTCGTCCATCTTTCGTTCTGGGATGCAAACGCATTTGATGAAAATTGTTTATATTGTGGTTATGCCCGGAAGAATAAAGAACCTGCTGGTATTCAACGCCAGAGCGAGAAAGGACCCGTTCCGACTCACGGAAGGGAGCGCGAACTACGCGCGCCTAAGGGAGCTTGTCGGCGACAGTCAGTATAGGCCGAAGACGGGCATAAACAAGGACTACACGGTAGAGCAGCGGATGATGAACGCGCTGAGAAAGGCGTCAAAGTCCGCGTTCGCGCAGGACTACTTCGACACTATCGCAGGGTCAGGAGCTGGCCCGGAGACTTCCGCGATGCTCGCCAGGGACATGTCCAGCGGAAACCTGGGCAGCGGCGAGATCCCTGCTTCGGAGCTTGGATACGTGTTCTCCGCAAATGCAGACGCCTGTCCAAGATGCCTGATGTTCGACGGCACATGGGTCGCCAATCCGATCGACGCTCAGCTTCTGTCGCATCCGGGTTGCCGTTGCTCGGTCGTCCCGAGACGGGACTATGTTTCCTACAAGAAGGAAACCGGAATTTCTATCGACGAAGCCCTTTCGAACAACAAGGACTATGGGCATTCCACTACGATAGCCCCGTGGGCGATGCTCAAGGACGACAAGTCCTATTGGGGTCTTGGCGACAGGAAAGGTTCCAGGGCGTCGCTTGACAGCCCGTGGGAAACGGACTACGAAGGCCTATACGAGGACTAGATGGCTAGGAAAGGGGAACAGGTGCCGGGACACGACAAGAAGCCGTTCACGAAGGAGAACGCGCGCGAAATGCAAGCGAGAGGCGCGGAAGCGCTCCGTCGCAAGCGAGCCATCGTGAACATGTGCACCGATTGCGTCCGGAGAATACTTTCGGCACAGATGCCGCTAGAGGAAGGCGCGAAGGCGTGCTTCGAGAAGTTCGGGATGAAGCCGAACAGGAAGGAGAGCGTCCTGCTCGTCGGACTGCTCCGTGCGTGGCAGCGCGTCTATGCGGAAAAGGACATAAAGGGACTCGAGGCGTTCGTCAAGCTTGGCGGTCTCTATCCGGAACAGGAAGTCAAGCACGATTCAGACGACAACGACATAAGGGTGGTGATAGAGGATGCGTGAGGTCCGCATAGGCTTGCTTCCGCACCAGAAGAGGTTCTTCAGCTCGGAGAAGCCGGTTACTGTCCTTTGCGGAGGACGCGGCTGCGGCAAGACGGAAATTGCCTGCCTGACGATAGCCATGGCTATCCTTAACGGCGAGCGCGTCCTGGTTACCGCGCAGACATACGGGATTCTCAAGAAGAACATCTTTTCGCGGACGCTCGCCATTCTCTACGAGACTTTCGGAGTCCGTCCGCGAGCCCTGGTCCACGACATGCAGATTGACTGCGGAAAGGGGACGGCATTCTTCTGGTCGGCAGACACCAAGAACCCGGATTCCGTCCGCGGTCTCGACAAGATAACAAGGCTCATAATGGACGAGGCAGCGCTTGCGTCCAAGGAGTTCTACCAGATATGCGCCGCCACTCTCCGCGGTGCCGGGGAGCCGAGGATCTATCTGCTCACGACTCCGAGAGGGTCGGCGAACTGGGTGAGCCGGCTGAAAGACGACCCGAACACGGAATGGATACACGCCACGACCTACGACAACACGAAGCTTGGCGACATGTACATAGACCTCATGAAGTCAACTTATTCCGGCAAGTTCGCCCAGCAGGAACTGCTTGGAGAAATTCTTGACGGCGAGGACGTGGATTCCCTGTTCGACGCCGTGGACATAGCGTCCGCGATGAAGCCGGGCGCTGGCGAGACGTTCGGACGGGTCGTCCTCGGAATCGACGTGGCGCGGTTCGGGGACGACAGCACGGTGATAGTGAAACGGCACGGCCGATCGGCAGCTGTCGTGGCGAGAATGGGACGGACGGACACGTTCCAGATAGTGGACGCCGTGCAGAGGGTGGCGACGAAGACGAACAGCGTCGTCTGCGTGGACGGCACAGGAAACCAGGCGTCCGGGGTCGTGGACATTCTCCGCAAGGAAGGGTGGGACGTAAGGGAAGTGATGTTCAACGGCAAGTCCCCCGACTCCCACTTCGCGAACAAGCGGACATACATATACGCGAAGCTCCGGGACGCCGTCCGGAACGGGCTCAAGATTTCCGGGACGAAGGAGCTTGCCGAGGAAATGCAGGCTGTCCGGTTCATGATGGCCGGACAGGGAGAGTTCGCGCTGGTCCCCAAGGAAAGGACCAAGGAAGAGCTAGGACGCTCTCCGGACCAGGCCGACGCGCTCGCCCTCACTTTCGCGACGGCAACGCCGTCCGACCTGTGGAACTCGACGCTAAGGGACTACGCGAAGTCGTCTTCCGAGCTGGATTCACTTTTCAAGTCTTATGGAGTGTAGAAGATGAACGACGAAAGGACAAAGGAAATCATAGACAGGTTCAAGGACTTCGCGAAGGACGCGGACTCCGAGTTCAACGGACAGATAATGGGCTGGAGAGAGATGCGCGACTTCGCTTGCGGAGACCAGGCGCGCTCGACTTTCCCGGTCGGAGACGCGTTCGCTGGAAGATACAAGGCTTCGGCGAACATCATTCCGCGGATAGTCTCGACAATCGTAAACCCGGTCCGGCAGAATCCGTATTCCATCGAGTTCGTGGACAAGACTCACCGTGTCGGCATCGACCTGCAGCAGGCTCTTTCCGGGTGGATTCACGAGCTCTACGAGCGTTCCCCTCTTTCCGCGTTCGAGGCGGAAAGCCTCCGGAACGGAGTCTCTTTCGGCATCGGGGCGTTCTATGCCTATACGGACACAGACGACATGACCGGACAGACGGAAGTCTTCGTGTCCAACATCGACGACCCGACGATGCTCATCCTGGACCCGTCCTCCACGGACGTGACGGGAGCGGACGCAGAGAAGCTCGCCTTCGTCCAGATAATCTCGAGGGACAGGGCCAAGCGCGAATACGGCGAGGACGCCTCGGAGGACTGGGACAGACCGCTAGTCGGGAACTTCGGGACTAGCTGGAACAAGGTTAACCGAAGCCAGGTCCAGCTCGTGACGTATTTCGAGCGGACGGAAAACGGAGTGAACATGTTCCGGATGATTGGCGACTCGGTCGTCTTCGAGACGGAGCTTCCGATAAGCCGGATTCCAGTCTTCCTAGTCAAGGGGACGATAGACTGGAACAGCCAGAAGCAGGTCCTGCACGGCGTCGCCCACATGACGAAGGACCTGCAGGTCGTGATCAACTACGCCCAGTCCCAGCTTGCCGACCGGATGCTCCGCGCACCGAAGCCGACGTTCTCCATAAGCCGCGAGGCACTGGAAGGAAACGTGGACTACTACAAGAACGTGGACAAGAACATGATGCCGTTGCTTGTATATAACGCGGCGTCGAAGGACGGCACGCAGCTTGCGCCTCCGGCAAGGCTCGACAACTCCGTGCAGACGGACGACATCCAGAAGATTCTCGAGGTCGAGCAGAACCTTGCCGCGGACATCACCGGCGTTTCGCGCAACCTTTCCACTGTCCAGGGACTTGGAGACCGGGAAACCGCGGAAGGACTCCTGCTCCGAACGAAGTCGAACGAGCTTGACGTTTCCCACTACCGGGAGCACCTGAAGGCGTCCGTCCGTGAACTCGGAAAGATTCTGCTGGAGTTCTTCGCGTATCAGCAGAATGTCCCGGCACAGGACCTCAAGCGAGGCGTCGCTGTCCAGGTAACCAAGGGCCCGGAACTCGTGACGTCGAAGCAGGAAGCCAGGTCGCAACTGCTTGCCCTGTCGCAGATAATCCCTGACACGATGAAGCCGGTCGTCGCCTTTGGAGTCGCGAGCACTCTCGACATCCCGGAAGTGTCCGGAATAAGCCAGATGCTTTACAAGCTCCTGCCTCCGGAAGTGATGATGGACAATCCGCAGGTCGCGCAGATGCAGAAGCAGATGCAGGAACAGATGCAGACCGTCATGGCGGACATGAAGAAGAAGGACGAGACTATCGCGAAGCTCAATTCCCAGATCCACATGCTCCAGCTTCGTTCGCAGGCCGACGTCACGGTGGCGCAGATAAACGCGGACGCGAAACTGCAGACCGAGGCAATGAAGCTTGGCGCGGACGCGGAACGCCAGAGGACGAAAGCGGAGACGGATCTGCAGAAGACCCTTACGGAAGTGGAGTCCAGGGAACGGGTGGAAGCGGCGAAACTTGCGCAAAAGCAGTATCCACTGTACCCGGAGCAGGAAAAGAATGTATATTTAGGACAAGAGAACGGGCTCTATCCCGAAGGAGCAGACTATGCACAATGACGAATTCAGTCGTCTTACGGACGTCATCGAGATGGACGAAAAGGAATCCGCCGAAGAGGCTCATTCCCACGAATCCGAACCGGCTGGAACCGGGACGGATACTGTCGAGAAGACGACCGCCGAACCCAATCGCGAGAGCGAGCCGGAAGTTCCAGCCGAAGGCAAGCCCGAAGAGAGGGAACCCGTCGAGCAGGGTGGCGATACGGTAGCCAAGAAGCCCGAAGCCCACACGAAGAAAGAACAGAGAGACTACGCCTGGAAGGAACTCACTCGCAAGAACGCCGCTCTCAAGCGGAGAATCCGGGAGCTCGAGGAGGCAAACAGACGCTACGGGGAATCCGTGGCGAAGCCCGTCAAGCCAGAGGATTACGAAGACGACGCGAAGTTCCGCGAGGCTAGCTTCAACCAGATGTTCGACATGCACGACATGCGGAAGAACTCCGACGAACTGGAAAGGGTCCGAAACGAACTCTCGTCCAGCGAGGAAGAGGAACTCCAGTATCGCGCGCAGGCGAACGTGGACCTGCTCTTTCCGACGGAAGACGCGAAGAAAGAATACTCCACAGTTGTGTCTAACGCCGCCAAGTATGGATTTGGACGGTTCCTCTCGGAAACACCCGAAGGAATGGAGATTTCCGACTTCTGCAACAACTCCGAAGTGGGCGCAGCGATTGTTTACCACCTTGCGAAGCACCCGAACGACTTCGTTGCGCTGATGAAGGACACTAGCGCGCAGAGACGGACATCCCGTCTTGCCGTGCTGGAACAGAACATCATGCGCATGTACGCGAAGGAACCAGAAAAGGCTCCGGAACAGAAGCCGGTCGCCGCGCCTCAGCAGGAAAAGAAACCACTGCCTCGCATGGGAAATCTGAAGAACACTACCCCTGCAGGCGACATCTCGGACGACGACGCTATCGCGTTCGTCCGGGCGCACAGTTAAAGGAGTAGCTTATGGCTCTCGAAAACCCGATTCCGCTGAATCGAAAAGTGAAGTACTTCGCGGCTGCCGTCAATGACGCGCTGCCGTACATCAAGGCTTCCCGTTCCTACCTCGCCGACCAGCTTTCCGGCAAGAAGTACGGGCAGGTCTATTTCTTCTACCTCCCCGACCCCGGCACCGCCGAAGTCGGCACGCAGGAACTCGACATTTCGAAGATGAACAAGAGCGTCTTCGAGCGCGCGATTCCGGCAATGGTCATGTCCGGCAAGACCGCCGTGGACCTTACCGCCTGGAACAAGATGCAGGACCTCGAGGACTTCGTCAAGGAAATCGCGTCTCCGCGCGGTCGTCGCCTTGCCTCGGAAATCGAGAAGGACATCATCGCGAAGAACGTCTGGATTTCCGACAACGCGTTCGTCGTCCCCAAGGACGCGAATGGCAATTCCGGCCTCAGTGCCGGAGCTTTCCAGCTCCTTGCCTCCAAGCTCCGTGGTATCAAGGCGGCTGGGAAGCTTGTCGGTTTCGCTCATCCGAACGTGTTCGGAGAAGCAGCCGTCAAGTTCCTCTCGCTGTTCATCCCTGCGGAAATCCAGTCCCGCGTATATAACGACGTGTATCTTGGCGAATACGCCAAGACAAGCTGGATCGAGGAGAACTTCATGCCGACGCTCTCTCTCTCAGCCGCTCCGACGATTACCGAAGTGTCGTTCCAGGAACCGTCCAAGACTGGCGGTATCGCGTCCACCGACGGAATCATCACCGTCAAGGGAACCAACCTCAAGAACGGCATTCCGTTCACGGCGACCTACACCGACCCGATCGATTCCACGGAAAAGTCCTACGGCACCGTGGACTTGAACTGCATGGCCGTTCCGGGCGAAAAGAAGGTGTTCATCCTCACGGACGTGAATGCCGAGGGAACGGAAGGCCGGTTTGCCGGGACGTTCCGCTTCAGCTCCAACGGAACGACCGCGGAAGGCGCGCTCATCGAAAACACGAACCCGTCCCTGCTTGGCGACCAGGCTGCGCTCGATCACGACAAGTTCACCTTGCTCGACGGAATCACGGTCGGCAAGGACTACATCGTCATGCAGGCGCGCGACCAGGACTGGCTCGAGTTCGACTCCGCGAAGTTCCCCGACCTCCCGGGTTGCGAAAACGGATCCAGCGATGTCGGCGGAATCTCCGTCCAGACTGCGGAATGGGGAGATGTCAATACGCGCAACAGCATCATGCGTATCGACGTTCCCTATGTAGCGGTCGGAATCGACGCGCGTCTCTCGCGCATCTGCTACATCGAAATCTGACCCCATCCAAGGTTCGTGGGTCTGGCACCCACGAATCGCCCCGTCCTGCAGTGTCTCCTAGTACGCAGGCGGGGTTTTTTATATATATTTATGACGAATGCGATAGACTGCCGAACGCACGGAAAAGGGAATCCAAATGTCGAAAATAAGGGACATCATCAGAAGCGCGTATCGGACCTGTCAGGTTCTCGGCGAAGGACAGCAGCTGTCCGGGGACGAGATGAAGGAAGGTCTCGCACTGCTCAACGAATCCGTGAACTCGTTCAACCTGCAGCAGTTCCTGCCGTGGACAAGGTTCATGCTCCAGTTCGATCCCAAGGACGCCCAGGCGATAATCATACAGCCCGTTCCGGACACGGAAGAGTTCAAGGTCGTTCCGGAGACGGACAAGGTGTATTCCATCTGCTCCAACCCTACGATAGTCGTCGCTCCGGTCCCTGTCCGGTTCGAGTCGATTCTCTACTCGAGCGGAATCAACTGGTTCCCCGTGACGGAAGTCGGGTTCTCCGACCTGCAGAAATACATTCTCAACGGGATGAACTCCATCCCGAGCGCGTTCTCCTACGAGAGAGGGTTCTCCGGAGGCGAGGACGGACAGATTCCGTACGGCGTAATCTACATGAACCGTTCGACGGGTCGCTCCCTGCGTTGCGTCTATAACAAGGTCCTCAAGGAATACGCGGTGGACGATATGCTGGACGCTCCGACGGAATACGAACAGCTGTTCCGCTACGACGTGGCGTTGCGCATCGCACAGCAGAAGATGCTTCCGGACGACATCGAGAGCAAGATACTTCGTCGCAAGACCGAGATCGAGACGCTCATAAAGGAAGTGAACAGCCATAGCCATCTCATCACCTACGAGGACGGCGGACCGTCCGAATACTACAACATCCTTGCCCCGTGGCAATGGACGAGGATGAGATAGTGCCTACCAGCTCGACAGTGTTTCACAAGGTGGTCGGAAGCTCATACCAGCTTCCGGACGCAAGGAATCTCGACGACGAGATTTCGATGAACATGTATTTCGAGCCTCTCGTGAAGCAGAACGAGGCGGAGTCTCCCGGCATCCTGCGCTCCGTGGACGGGACGGAACTCGTGTCGTCGCTAGGCGACACGGACGGGTTCGCTCGCGGAATCTACTCCACGTATTACGGATACAGAGGAATGCCGGAACTGTGGTCCGTAGTCGGATCGAGAGTGTTCGTGAAGTCGTCCGACGAAGACGAACGGATAAGGACGGTGGACGGAAAGCTGTCAAAGAGTTCCGGTCGCGTGTTCTTCGCCGAGCCTGGAGGCGTAGCAAGGTCCGTCCTGGTTCTCGAACGGGAAGCTCCGACGCTCTTGCGGTTCGGACTTTCCGAGGACACGTTCGGGACTGCCGGAACGAACATAAGCCTGCCGAAGAACCCGTATCGCGTCGATTCGTCAGGGAACATGGAACAGGTCGTATCTACCTGCATGATGTCCATAGCGAACCGAATCGTCGTGAACGACAAGGGGACGGGACAGATATTCGTATCGAGACCAGGCGCGTTCTCCGGAACCGCCAATGTCTATCAGTACAGAATTTTGCAATACGACGGAGAGGACGAGAAGCTGATTGTCGAGGGGATTACCGGAGACCAGCTACAGAAATACATGGCCGGACATTCCGACTATGTAGCGAAGATAATGTACAAGGACGACGGGCACACTCCGGACTACGCGGAAGTGTCGCTCGATTCGGACGGAAGCTGGAACTGGATGTCCGACACAGGAAGCTACCAGTACGAGACGGCCCTGGCGTATTCCGGCGACACCGTTGTCGCGATGGAATGCATCAACAACAACCGTCTGGTCGTCTTCGGGAACCGCTCGTTCGACATATGGGACCTTTCGTCTGACACGAACGGATACTATGCGCTGGACAATTCGTCCAACGGAAACAACATAGGCTGCGCGTCTCCGGATTCCGTCGCAAGGATCAGCGACAATGTGTGCTGGCTTGGCGCGGGCAAGGACGGATTCAACGGAATCTGGATGCTCACGACGGGCGGCGTGAAGAAGATTTCCACTCCTGCCTTGGACAGAAAGCTGTTCACGATAGCGGACAAGTCCGACTCGTTCGGATTCGCATACACTCACGCCGGTCACATGTTCTACATCCTCACGATACCGTCCGCGAAGATGACGATAGCCTACGACATTTCCACGGGATTCTGGCACAACAGGTCCACGATAGAGGACGACGGGACGGACGGGTTCTGGAAACCGATATTCACGACGGAGTTCAACGGCGGACAGTATTTCCTGTCCTACTTCGGCAACTCGCTCGTTCGGATAGCGGACGGGAAGTTCACGGAATGGGACGGACGGAGAATCCGCAGGAAGCGCAGATGGGCACCGATAGTGTCTGCGTTCTCGCCAATAATCGTGAACGAGATGAGGATAGAGTGCGGAGTCGGCCTTACCGACATTCTCGAGCCGACGACGGACGGACACGTGACGGAAGGATACAATCCTACCGTAATAATGCGATGCTCGCCAGACGGAATCCGTTTCGGCAACGCGGTGGAGGCGAGGCTTGGCCTTGCCGGGAACTACGGGTCCGAATGCAGATGGCAGCAGCTAGGCATGGGAAAGTATTTCGTCATCGAGCTCGTGTTTACCGACCCGGTGGACTTCTACATATTCGATTCCAAGGTCCGATACCTCACGACGGAGAGATTCTGATGTGGGTGGTGAAGAAGATACTCCGCTCGTTCGCGGATTCGTTCGCAAGCTCCACGTGGGCAAGGCTCGTGGAAGCCGTCCAGGGAGAATGGCAGGGCGAGACGAAGGACGGCGTGTCGGTGTCGAAGTGCGGAAGGATGGCACACTGGTTCGCATACGGGAACGACGGGGACAGGCTGGAGATTCCTCCGTCGTCCACGGACTACGCAGCGATTCTTGTCGTCGGTTGCGACAAGAACGGAAACGCCGGAGAGGCGAAAGGCCTTGCAATACAGGCCGGACAGACATCCGTCACTGTCAGGACTGACGGAAAGAGTTTCTTCATACAGGGAACGTTCATGGTTCCACTGGACGAAGGAGGCTGATTATGATTCCACTGGTAGCGGCTGCCATAGCGACCGCGGCGGCACAGGGCGCGTCTAGCGCATACAACACATTCGCGAACCAGCGTGCGCAACGCTCCGCGGAAAAGGGCGCGGCAAGCGCGGCCGAGACGATAAAGAGCGGGTACGATTCCACTGCGTCAGCACGCATGGGCATCGACGAGGCTCTGAACAAGTATTACGAAAAGATGAGCGCTGTCTATGGAGACATCGACGCGGTAGGAAAGGAATACAGTTCCCTGATTCTAGGCAACGGGACGACGTTCACTCCGGACCAGTTCGACTACACGAAGACGGTCGAGGACTTCTACGATCCTGCATGGCAGGTGAACAACCAGGCGCAGATGCGCGCTCTAGAAAACGCGGCGGCAAATTCCGGAAAGCTGTTCAGTTCAGGGCTCCAGCAGAACATGGCAGGGACCACGGCGGCGAACGCGACGAACGCATACAAGGAAGCCAGGAACGCCTACTATACCGACAAGAACCTGGCGCAGGACCAGTGGTACAAGAGGAACCAGCTTGCCAAGGATGCGGCTGCGCTGAACCTGCAGCGCGCAGGTCTTGCCGGGGACTATACGAACGGATACAACGACTGGCTGTCGAACTACGTGAACGCCAAGCAGAGCAACATCACGCAGGGCATCTCCGACTACAACACTGCTCTGGACAACTACGCGAAGATGATGGCGCAGGCCGGCGGACGCGTTTCTTCAAGTTTCGGAAATTTCACATCGCCGTCAATGCCAATCGTATAGGGAGGACTCAATGATTCCAATAGAAGTAAGAAACGCACCGAGAGACTATCAGGTCTACAACGACATCTGGGACAAGCTCTACGCGCAGAAGCTGAACAAGGAAATGAATTCCTGGAACAAGTTTCTCATGACGGACTTGCCGAACAACGCCGTTAGCGCATACAAGGACATCTATTCCGCGTATCAGTACGACAAGGACATGAAGCGTCAGGACGAACTGGACGAGCTTGACCGCAAGCTGAAGGAACAGGAATACGCCACGACGATGGCGAAGCAGAAGCGGATGGAAGAGCTCCAGCCGTATCGCCAGCAGATCATGGACTCCATGAAGAAGGCGTTCGAGGAAGCCCCGGAAGAGGAAAGACTCAAGTACATGCCATACCTTAGCCTTGGAGGAATCTATGGCTACTAAGAACAAGCGATTCTCCTACGGGTATCGTCCGACGCAATACCAGAAGCACGGCTACTTCGCTCCGATTGAAGACAGGCTGTATCGGCAGACGAACATGGACGACAACGAAGAAATGTTCGATACGGAACCTGTCCAGCCGTTCCTCAGGATTGCCGCCGAGGAACAGATGAAGGGATACCGTCCGAACGGACAGGGAGCGCACGTTGAAGCTCCGCAACCGTCCAGGGAACGGGGAGCCGTCCCTGGATACAGGACGACCGCATACTTCGACGACTTTGACCCGAACGGAATGTCTCGTGACGAAGTGCGAAAGGTGCAACGGACTCTGAACGAGAACGGCGCAAGGCTTGCCGAGGACGGGATCTGGGGTCCGAAGTCGCAACGCGCGATGGACGAATACAGGTCCGCTCTGGAATCGAGACCCGAGGAAGTCCAGGAATCCGGAACGGAACCCGTCGCGGACAATCCGGAAGCCATGCCAGTCACGACAGAAAAGCCGTCTGAAGAGGCGAACGGAGAGGAAGAGCTCCGGAAGAAAGCCGACCGCGAGAAAATGTTCGTGGATGCATACGGCTCGATCGTCCCGACGTTCTTTGCCAGGATGATGGACATGTCCAAGCCGACGCAATACGTCACTGCCGACGACAGGATGAGGGCGGCAGGAAAGCTCGCAAGAAGCGTGGCTCCGTTCGCGGATTCCGGATTCGCGAAGAACATCTATGCGGACGCGCGCAACCGCGAAATCATGATGAACGAGCGCGCGAACAAGGGAGAGGAAAATGTCCTGCAGAGACGGACTACCGCGGAGAACATGTGGGGCCACTACTCGCCTGCAATCACCCAGGCCATGACGAACGCCTCCGTGTTCATGCAGAGAGCCTACCAGGCCGACGAAGAAGCGGCAAAGCTCGAAAATCTTGCCGAGGCGAAGAAAATCGAAGCGCAGGAAAACGAGAACATTCTTCGTTCGCGGTTCGACCAGGTGAAGACGAACTTCTACATGAACGGAAAACCGATAAGCTTCGACGAGTTCAAGCAGCTGGTATCTACCGGACAGACGGGACTGCTACAGTCAAGAGGAAAGATTTCGAACGAGAAGATTTCCGCTCTCGCGAAAGAGTTCCAGACGGTCGTCTCGCTAAACAACGAAAAGACGCAACTCGAGGAAGCCGCCAAGAAACAGCGCAACATGGCTGCGCAAGCTCATCAGATCGCCGACGTTAACAGCAGGTTCGCGGAAGAGTCCCACGCGCACTTCGGATTCCCGACGATAAAGCTTAGCGGTCTGTTGCAGAACAAGGGACGAGTCGATTATCCAGCGCCAAAGGGGACAAGAGAGACTCTTGACGAACAGACAGAAGACACAGTCGCAGGTGCACAGAACCGGCAACCGCCAGTCGCAAGCCAAAACATTTCGGCTGGATACGCTCCGGGAAGCCAGACATTGGCAAGCCGAAAGCCGGTCCCAAGCGACAGGGTGAAGAATATCCAGATGCTGCTCAACAAGAACGGCTACCATGTCGATGTCGATGGAATATGGGGACCGAAAACCGAAGCGGCGTTCAAGGCATTCAACGGCAAAAGCGCCGATTCGAGCAACAAGACGCAGACCGAGAAAACGTATGGGCCCGAAGACATTGAAGCAAAGCTTGAAGACGCACGGAAGGAATACATTAGATATGACAGAAACCAGCACGCCGATGTATCCAAATGGGATGCCGCAACAGAAGCGGATCGCGGAAACGAAGCGGTAAACAAATACTATACGGACGCGCAATCCGTAGCGACAACAAAAAAGCAACAAGATAGGCTTTCGGAGTTTGTCTTTAATGAATACATGAATAGAGAGAAGGCTCTCAATCCTGGGTTCACAAGGAATATAGACCCAAGACTTGTTGCATTCAATACACAAAGCATACAGAATTTGTGGGATAAATACAGCCCTTCCGAAGCAGAAAAGACATATTTTTCAAATCTGGTAAGCGAGCTTACTTCCGGACGCCTTGGACCAGAAGAAGTTCAAGAAAGAGTGAAAAAGCTTGAAAGCTCGTTGATTTCAAAAAAGCTTCTGCCGACCGGCTATAAAGTCCAGCTTGACGGTTCTAACCTGGCGATAATCCCAAAGGGCTACGCAATTTGGACATATGAAGACGGGACAAAGAAATTGGTCAAGACACCAAAAGAGGTACTCTGATGAAATACTTCGACAGAAAGACAAACAGTTGGATTGAACTGGATATGGACGATAACGGGGAACTTGTTGTTGTCGGACCAGGAGAACCGTCTTCAAGCGTCGCTATTCCGACGAAGAACGTAAACTCGGCTCTCGGAGATACCACGCTTCCGCCTGGTTACGGAAAGGAACTTGAAACAGCAGCAAAGCTCGCAATGCAGGAAGAGCAGAAGCAGAAAGGGTTCCAGGACAATCTGGAACTAGGGCTTGCTTTCGCGACGGAAAACAATGAAGACCAGAAGAAGGTCGAAGATGGAGCAAGACGTTCTACGAAACAGGCTCTAATAACTGCGTCGAACATTCTAAGCGAGAAAGCAAATATGCTTGCCGGTTCAAATCCGGAACTCGCAAAGACATATCAAGAATACGCACTGTATCTAAAAGACTTCCAGGGACAGATACAGACAAAGATGCAGGACGCATGGTGGGGAGCGAATCTTAGATATGGGACTCCAATTGGAAGCGGAAAGGAGGGAACGCCTTATGGTTCAAGGCACCCGGGTTCGCTCGACTATATCCGTCCAGAGCTTTCCGGAAAGACATACCAGGAAGCAATGGACGATACATTGCGAACAGAGTTTGGGAAACAGACGCTAGGAAACAGAATCGACGAAAGGAAGCGATACTATCGCGAAAACCCGTATGTATCTATTGGCGCGGGACTGGTCCCAGTAGCGTCGCAGTGGAGGTCAATGAAGGACGAAGGGCTTAACCTGTCCGACTTGAACGCAAACGGAGCTTTCTATCTAGGATCTTCGGCAGCGACACAGGGCCTCGGTTATCTCGCTCCAGCCACAGGTCCGATAGGAATAGGAGCTAGCGTTGCGTTGAACACAACGTCAGACTTGCTAGGGACGCCAGAACGACCTGATTCAGACGACGCGAACAAGGACTTCGCGAGGGACGCTGTAACGAGTGCCATTGGAGGAACCTTGCCTGCGGCTCCAGCTGTCGCAAAGAAAGTTCTCAAAGGGACAAAACCAAAAGGAACTCCTGCTGCCAAAACGACGCCAAGTGCCAATCCGGAGCTCGACAAGAAAATCGAAATAAACAGAAAGGCAATCGCGAATTATCAAAACAGGCTAAACGAACAAATGGCTATCGCAAGCGGGAATCCGGAGGCTATGCAGAACGCTTTCGTAAAGGCGGCCATAGGTCAAGAAGTCGCACCAGAGGATGCCTGGAAATTCTCCACAGGTTATCTTGCGGACGATGCAGGAGTCCGCATATCAAACGAATCGCCTTGGATAGATTACGCGAGGAAGGAACTTTCCAGTGCGCAAAAGCAATCGCGCGAACTTTCCGGAAAGCTGGGAAGAGCGAAACAGGCGCAGACAGATGCGGAGCTGTCATTGCGCCAAGCGTCCGAAACTGCACCAACCAAAGAAAGTATCGGCATAAACAAGGAGCATGTCAAGAATCTGAAGGAACTGAACGACTCGCAGCGTCTCGATGAACTTGTCGAACTAGAGAAAAGGATCAACACGGAACTAAAACCTGCGTTCGAAACGGCCAGTAAAAGAGAGCTGAACGACAAAGAGCTGATCGAGATTTCAACTCTAGAAGAAAGGATAAAAAAAGCAAACGAATTGTTGAAAGGAGTCGATCCGGAAAATGCACCGGCAACGTATGCCAAGTTCAAAGATCGCCTTGACAGAGCGCAAATCAAACTGAACAATGTAAAGGAAAACGCAGAAAGAAGGATAGACAAAGCTATAGTCAACACAGAGAAAGCATTGCGGAATGCGAGAAGCAAACTGGAGTCCGGCGAATCGCGTCTAGGCGAGGAACCAAAAACAAGAGGATATCTGACGTCCAAAAGACAGCTAAAGGAATCCGAAACGCGGTTCAAGCACAAGAGCGAAACACATGAACAGGATGTCGCAAAGCTTCAAAAAAGTCTGGACGATGCGAAAGCAAAAGTAGAAGATTTGGAACGGCAGCTTGCCTCCAACAGGGAACGCCTTGCATGGCTGAAATCTTCAGAAATCGAAGAATCTTTCAAGAAGGGTGCAGAAAACATTCTCAAGCGAGACGCTGAAAACCAGGCAAAGAAGCTCGAGGAAAGCATAGGACTATTGAACGACCGCAACGAATTGCTCATGCTTAAACAGCAGGCTAAAGGTCAAAGTCAATCGAGAAGCGGTTCTCCGTTTGTCGAAGCCGCAAAGGATATTGTCCTTTCTCCATTGCGCGGCCAGCTGATTTCTCTAGGCGGAGAGCTTGGGACGACAATGGGACAACCAGAACACCGCGACAACAATGCAGATGACAATGTTGTAATGGGCGACCCATTGGAAAGGTACTCGATTTCGTTCATTCCTAGATTCACCGGTCTGTCTGGAAATTCCAAGACGCGAGTAAACAAGTATAGAGGATTTAACAAATGAGAACCGCAAACCTTGTCGAAGCACATCCAACCTATTTCAATCTGAACGGCAAGCCTCTTGTCGGACGGATAGCCATATTCGAACGGGACACGCAACAGTTCTCCGAAGTATGGCTCAATCCGGAAGGGACAACGAGAGCGTCCAACCCGATGAAGACAAACGGAGCCGGGAAGACCGAGCAACAGGTATTCGTGGAAATGCCGGACTCCGGACAGAAAGCCTACACGATCTATGTGCAGGAGTTCCTCGGAGACGACGCTTCGTCAATGGACGAATACTGGACGGACGGCACGATGTGGAAGACTCTATACGACTATCTGCTCGTAGTGGACGCCGGAAGCGGTGTGAAGTCCGTCACGGTGGACAGCGTGTCCGAAATCGCAGGAGCGGATCCCTCTAACGGTATAGTCGTCGCGAAAGGGTTCTATTCCGCTGGAGACTGCCCGGCAAGAACGTTCGTATATACGTCAAGGAAAGTGTTTCCGGAAGACGGGTGCACCTCCATAAAGTCAAAGGACGGAGGCTACTGGACATGGTTTCCAGATCCGGTGATCGATTCCGGGTGCTTTGGAATCATCCCGTCCGCGTCGAAGGAGAACATAGCGTCAAGTCTTCTGTCGTTGCAGACTCATCTCGCATCGGCGAAAGTCATAAAGAAGGTATGCTTCCGGAACGGGAACTACCCTCTTGACACTGACATCGAGCTTGATTGCGAAATAGAGATGAAGCCAGGAGCGAGCATATACCCGTCGTCGGACGGACTGCACAGGCTTTCATGCAGGGCGTTTTCGGGTCAGTCTTCCTGTCTTGGGTCATATCTAAAAAGAACAAAGCTTCTTGTCTCAGAAGGCGAGTATCGGCTTTCCTGGCATGGAGACAGCTACAACCAGATTCTTGACATTGGGACTCCGGAAACTGTCGTCGTGGACAAGTCCATGTCTGGACAGAATCTGCAGTTCTCGAAGGCAAGATTCGTAGGAACCAATGGAGACTGCCAGATAACGGCATCGGGAACATTGCTGTCCATTAACGAATGCTCGCTTGAAAAAGGTCCGATATTCGACATCCAGTCCGGAGTCAAGCCTGCAATAAGCGACTGCGGAACAGTCTCTTGCTCCGATTTCTCTAGAACATTCTATTCGTCCTATATTAACGATTCCACTGACACGTCGTTTGTCATTGACGGAACTGTCTGGCTTGACGAGTATCTCGACGCGACGACTGGATGCATGATCACTTCGGCAAGCTATTTCTATAGCGAAGGAACGTTCGACAGAAACGCGGAGACGAAGCTGAAGATTAACGCCACATGGATGAGAAACAATATTGCGTCATGCATCGCCGAGGTAGTCGGTACGCGTACGCTTCATAGAGACTGGTTCACTTCGGGTTCGTATCTGTTCGAGAGCGCAATCCGTTCGTCATGCAAGATGGACCTTGACGGTGGGACCGTGCCACTGCTGTCGAAGTATTCCGACAATCTGTCCGCGGACATCTCGATAGAAAACGGGACATTGAACACTGGCGACTTCAAGACTACCGGTTCGTTCTCTGCAAGAAACGTTTCGATTGCGGCAGGAAGATTCCAGTGCGGCACGCTTGGACTGGAATCGTCAATAATGAACGCCTCGTCGGTATTCGTGGCAGTGCTCGCGGCGTCCCATTCGCAACTGAAGACCGACAGCGGAACGGTTGCGCAGACAACTTCGTTGCAAGGATCTACCGTCTCAGGATTGACAATGACGCAATCCGTCACATTGAACAATTCGACCGCGACAAGCGACTGTTCGATAGACGCGACAAGTCTTTCTCTATATGGATCCGTAGTGTTCTGCCCTGCGAAGTCGGAAAGCGCGTCAGTGAACGGAGGACACGTCTATTCGCTGAACGCCGAAAACAGGACCGTCCTTTCGGAGTCGATGAACGGAGAAGATACAATCCACGACAACGGAAGCTTCAGTCAAAAGAGACTGACGAAGGAATATGCGGACGACAAGTTCCGGACATATTCAGAAGCGGTTTACGACACGAACGGAAACGTCAGGATAAATGGAGGAATGTTCCAGGTCGTTCCAGAGCTTCCGACAACGATAGACATGTTCGGAAAAATTCCTTCCATTCCTGTATTCTGTCCTGGAACGGAAGACGGATCGTACATAGATCTTGCCGCTCCGGTCGGAAAAGGGACTTCGTACACTTACAAGAGACAGGGCGAAAGCACTTCGGAATACATGACAAAGACATTCTACGGAATGATTGGAGCGTCCCGTCCAAAGCCTGGCCAGATAATCGTGCTGGTTCCGAGCGCGATAACGGATACGCGCGTCTATGCGTATTTTTGCCAATACGCATACAGCCGAACTCCTGTCGGAGGACCGGAAGCGTACAACGACTATGGAGGCGCGAAGTCGGCAATGATAGCGGACAACGGCTCTATCCTGTTCTTCCAGGAAAGCGGAGGCCTTATGAGGGCCGTAATACAGTTCAGCAAGCCCGTATTTTTACTAACTATGGGATACGGGGCTGACGACAGCGGAAACGTAATGCCGGTGTTCTGGCCCATGAACGATGTCACCTGGTACACGGAGTTTGGCTGATGAGTTTCTATCCATGTCCGCCTGCAAGGCTATACTTTCACGACGGAAACGGGCACCCTCTTTCCGGAGGGACCCTATCCACATATATCAACAATTCATCAATACCCATACAGACGTATCGCGACGGACTTGGAACAGCGAAGAATCCAGTCACGATAACTCTTGACGACCGCGGAGAGGCGAGAGTGTTTCTCGATCCGAGGATTGTCTATCGTCTTGTCGTCAGGGACCGTATCGGGGCGACCGTCATCGAGCAGGACGGCATCTGCGTTCCAAGCGGAGACGGCGGAGGTGGCGGAACGATAGGCGTGAACGTCAAGTCGGACGACGGGACGGTTGCCGTCGTATCGTCTCTGGACGGCGACGTGCTGGTGTTCGACCTTTCCGTCAAGTCGTACGTGGACGAAAGCGTCAAGGCCGAAGCGAATGCAAGGACGGAAGCGGACAAAAAGATTGCCGAGTCCGTCGAAGCTGAAACTACGGAACGCAAGGAGGCGGACGCGGAGCTCGCCAAGGCGATAGCCGGGAAGCAGTCGCCTCTCAAGGACGGGGACAACATCCACATCGACGACGACAGCAAGATAAACGTCGTGGGCAGGAAGACGCTAGCCGTGGAAAGCCCGCTGACGATAGCGAAGACGAGCACGCAACTGATACTCGGAATCCGCCCGGACGCGTTCGCGACCGCGGACGACATCGCGAGCGAGGCCGAAGCGAGAAAGGCGGCGGACGGGACGCTGGAAGAGTCGATCAATGGAAAGCAGGACGGACCGTTCACTTTCAACCCCAGCTCGAGCACGAACTCCGACGTGATGGCCGCGATAGCTTCCGGACGGACAATCGTATCCGGGTCCGGGTCGTCGTTCGCTACCTGGCAGGGCTCTATCGCAGGAGGAGTCGCGAACCTGTTCCGCGTCTCCGGGACGGACGTCTTCCACTACTACTACTCCTTCGGCCAGTGGGCGTTCCAGAGATACTCGCTCGCGACGACGAT